GTCATCATTGGGTGTATCAAAAAACTTAGATCATTTATCTTCATACGAAGATATAGATTCATAAGGATTTGAATACTTCACAACTGATTGATTAATAATTGGTAAAATACTATTCTGTATAAAGGTTAAATTAGTAACCATAACAGAACGGTTCCCTGATGGATTCCACCATGATATATCCTTTTGGTATGAACTACCAAAAAAGATATTATCTGGATCATATGATTTAATCAAATGAATAGAATTCATTCAGACTTTATCTAAGGTTGCGACCCGAGTTTTAACATCTCGGAATGCTAAGACTAATTTATCAGTATCTGGTAAACAAATACCAGAAAGGGCAGCCAGAATCTCTTCTGGGTCCTCATCATCTTGAATGTTATTAATAACATCAAGACAATTACTAATAAAATTATATATAGAATTAATAATAGGAAAACACCAAAGATCATTAAGATCAATGGCGTCTCCAAAGATATTATCTATATATACAGTCTTAATAGATAATAATGAATTAACATTATTATTTATAACCCTTAGAGAGCCGTTAAACAAAGACCCCCTCATAAGAGGGATTAAGTCTTCAGGTAGTTCTATCTTCGGATTTAAATCCGCAAGATAGGATCTCAACTCATTCATAGTCATAAGACCATGTTTGAATCTAACTGCCTTATCATAATGGTATATATATTTCTCAAAAGAACGTAGACTAAACCGTCTACCCTTTCTTGAAATAGAAAGACCATTATAAACTAAACTAGTGAACAACTTCGGAGAACAGAAAAGACCGGTCTTTCTTATATAATCAAAAATGATTGTATAGGCCCTTTTAGGGTGATTCAAATTCTTGAAAACACCTCTCAAAGGTAAACCAGTAATTTCCTGACCATTTAGTATTCATCTCTTAGCAAATTCATAAGTATCTTTAGATACATGTGTTTTACTAGCAGAAACTTCAACGCCTAACTTGTTCATAAGTTTGGCGTAACGTTTCGCTACTCCATCGTGGTTAATGACAATATCATCCCCAAGAATTATATAATTCTTGAAGGACATAAGGTCAAAACCTTCTAAGTGTGCACATCAGTGCACACATAGATGATGGGTAAGAGTGAATGCTGCTCAACTTGAATAGGCTCCCATAGGTTGTCCGACTGCATAGGAAACAAAATTGTCTTCCTGTGCCTCAGTACCAGAACAAATATGTCCTGGCCGAGCGTACAACCTATTTACTAACAGATTATACCAATCTTCGGCAATATTATGTCCAAAGATGGCCCTAATAACCTTCTTTTGAAGGATAACGGGAAACCTGTCAGTAGCTGAACTCAAATCTAAAGATCAAATCTGATGATTTGGGTCTAGAGGAACCGAAAACTTAGGATCCTGTGTAAAGGTTCTATCACAGTCTAAAGATTCCAAACACTTCAGAAGATGAGAATGTATTGGTTTTAAAACCAATTGGCTATAATAATCAAGCATAGCAATGACACGAACTTTAAGTTCAGCATCAAAAACTAGTGCTAATTTACCAGGTTGAGAAACTTTAACAAGTTTCTTCTCTTTAAGTAATTCATAATTTTTAAAAGAAAAATTATAAATATGATCAATACGATAATCATTACCAGTAAGGTTGATTATTGATTGAATTAAAGAGTATGGTAAACCTAATATACTATATCAAGTACTAACAATAGATAAACCAAAGGGGCTACTTTTCATCGAAAAGTAAGCATCCTTTTGGATATCTACCTTATAATATCCACGGAATCTATTAACAAGAATAAATCTATTAATA